TTTCTTCTAACGTGTCTGCTCAATAAATCACCCACCTCCCCAACATTCATTTGTGTGGGGATGAGTGGTTTGATATTTGGATTTTCTTGGAGAAAAGGTTCCTTTTCCGCCATATACATCCATTTTTCAAAGATTTCACCAGTTTCTGTATTTTCGAATCTATAAGTTGGCATTATTTTAATAATATGTAAAATTATTTATTCCAATGTAATAGAAGGTGCATCTTGACATTCAGGACAGTTTTCCCTACCCCATCCAAGAGCAGAAGAGATTGTGGGAAACTGGCAGGTAAAGATACAACGGATTGCTTCAGCAACCTCCATATGCTCCTTCTGGGTGCCGTGAGCACTACGAAGGTCAATGTAGTGCATCCATGACCTTAGAGAACCTGACATATACAAACGGGTCTGTGTTGCCTGTGGGAGCACAAACCTAGCACATTCTTTCGCAACTCCTTGTTCTAAAAGTTGATTATACAGGTTGAGACCATGCTCAAAATGAACTCTGATTCTTTCTTGGAGAGTAAGTTTTACAAAATCTCCAAGATCGTCCGTACTATTTTGTCTATTTTTTGTATCTTGTCTCCGCAGATCAGGTACAGGAAGTTCAACTTGAAGTTCTGTGCTATCGGCATATCTTTGACTGAATTGTTGGAACGTGAAAGACCTATGACGCAAAATTTGCGTAGCAATCGCCAACGAGGTATTAATCTCAACTGTGAGGAATGCGTGTTCAAAGATACTCCAGTGTTGGTTCTTAATACAATATTTAAGCAATCCTTCAAAGTTTGAGTTCTCTTGATTTTTTGGATTACTTACACGAGCACAATAAGCAATATGTTGTTCTGCATTTGGTGTGGCAGAAATAAGTTTAACTTCTGGTTTCATTTTCCAAATCCTTTTGATGTAAGTTTTTCCAATTGAACAAGTTCATTTTCCACAACTCTCAATTGTGATTTCATTTCTTTCAGTTGTTTATCTGAATACAAATGTTCCTGTTTGATTAATTTTTTAAGTAGTTTAACCAACTGTTTTGATCTGCTAGTCATCATTATCCTCAAATACTTCATCGTAATCAATAATTCGTTGATTACTCTTTACTTTATGTGCTTGAACGTCTGTATAGATTTCTGCTTTTAACGAATCCAAAAGCAGTTCCATATTTCTTATAATCAATTTAACTTTTTCTCTATCCATATAATAAAGTTACCTTCAGTTATTCTACATAAAAAAAGGGGAGAAGTCAATCTCACCCTTAATTATTTTCTTCTTTTTGTTTCTTTAGGAACATATCCATAAACTCTTGGATTTACTCTTCCATCAGTCCATTGAATTGATCGAAGAGAACCTTTCCCGTATTCATCATAATAAGAGTCAAAAATTTCCACCTTACCACCTGCTTGTACTATATCATATTTTTCTTTATCTTTTACAAGATAAGTCACAAGATAAGAATCAACAGGAAGACTTTTATCTTTTGCTAATAATTTATCGCAGTCTTTATGTATAATATTCAATAATTTTCCTCTAGTATTCAACCTCTATTTCCCCAAACAATATCAGGGTATGCTTCCGATACAATCTCTTTATTGACTTTGTATCTACTTTCAAGTTTCTTATCTTTACATAAACAAAGAATTTCTGCTTCCAAAGGATGCAAACCTTCCAAAAGATTTACAAAAATATTTTCTCTACGAATTCCATTCAATGTATCATTTCCACCTTTAATGAAATTATAAAACTTAGTATATTCTTTACGAATTGTAGAATATCTTTGATCGAGTGCTCCTATTGATGAACCACTCATTTGTTTGATTGCATCTTCAATTCTTTCAGACATTGTTGATGTCTTCATATCATTCTCACCAAAAAATGGAACATCACCTTCTGGCAAAACAGATATTATAGTTTCATCAAAATTCCAAATAAAAATTGCTTTCAATGAATCGTGTTCGTATGTTTTAAGAACTTCTACTTTTTTTGCCTTTGATCTTTGTTTTGATGCAAGTGCAAGAATTTCAAATATAAATGGATTTGGTGGAAGAATTTCGAGTTCAGTCTCCGTCTTCTTCTTCGTCGTTGTCGTCGTCATAATTGTTTTCAAATCGTACTGCCAAAATTTCGTCTGGTATAATGTTACCGTTTTCATCAAACATTTCTGGATGTAATGCTACTTTATTTCTATTCAAAATTGAATAAAACATATCATTACCAAACCATCCTATCATTATTCCAATCAAGAAGGAACCAATAATTCCAATACCACAAAAGAAAAGAATATAAGGTGTTGCTGATTCCATTTTTTTCTCCAAGAGATTACGTTTTCTTTGCCACTCTTAGTTCAATTTTAAAATGTATCTCTCGTTTAAAAAGAGAAAACATTTTTCCAAAACTGAACTGTCTAGAATCCAATTCTGGTTGATTTGTTCCTCCTTTTTTGCGAAGTAGTAACTCAACACCACGATTGATGTCTGTTTTTCCAGAATTATTTATAGTACTCATTAAAACATATTGTTTTCTTGTAAGTATTTCACGGTATCACTACATCCACCAATATTTTTTTTATCAAAAACAACTTGTGGAAATGTAGAACCTTCCCCAAATTCAGCATAGAATCCCTCTCTTGTGAATTGGGTTCCAAGTTCATAACAAATGACTGGGTATCCTCGTTTGATACTTAAATCATTTAGAACCATCTTAATCTTGTCGCAATAAGGGCAACCTTTTTTTGAATAAACTGTGAAACTCATAAAATTATTAATAAGGGTATAAGAATTATTAAAATTGAAATTAAAGTCCCCATTACATGTGCTGCAATGGGGTAGATACTACCATCATTCATGAATGTTAAGATGCATTATTTCTTCTTGGTCTATACTTATATAGATTTGAATTTTCTTCTGGTTTCATCCATTTTACTATAGCATCTCTTTTTGCTTCTGTAAAGAAGTCTTGATTGTAATACCACTGCTCCCAAGGAGTATGTCCCTTGGATTGATTACAAGAATGGCAGCAGGCAATCACATTCGTCTTAATGTCCAGACCACCCTTACATTGGGGAGTAATATGGTCTAGTGTGATATTATCTTCTGATTTACAATAGGCACACTTATGTTCCCATTGTTCTTTTATAATCCTCCTCCACATTCGTTTTGCTTCTGCTTTACTAGTCGTTTCAAGATTAAACAGATAGTCCTTAAAAGAATGTAGAGGAATCATAAGTTTTTGCAACTTATAATTATTTATTGCCGTTTTTCTTTTTGCAGGCACCTCTTCCCCATCCACGACTTACCGCATTAATATAAGAACAAATTTTTCCAGACTGCCCACAATAAGGACACTTTGCATCTGGTGGGTCATTTACATAAGGATTATAAACTTCTTTCTTTGGTCTTCTTGAGTTCTCTGAATGTTTATGCTTTCGGTGATTCATACCCTAAAAGGTTCTTGTTGCCTATCTGGTAGTTTGATTTGAGGTAATTGATTAATTTTCTCAATCATCCACTCATCTTGATGCTCTTGATAAGGTTTAGTATTGATGGCAATTTCATTGGTTGGAAGTGCTTTCGGCATCACTATATCAATTACCTGACCCATCAGAAACTTATTTCTAGTAATGGTTCTGTTCTGAGGATCAAATGCTACCAGTGCCAGTGCGTCTGTTTCTTCTCCACAATCTGCAATTTTTCTACCAGTCTTAGTCTCAATGACGGAAAAATAATCTTCGGTATTATACTTTTTCATTTTTTGGTTCTCCTTTATAATAAATCCAACAATCTTCAGAGCAATCAAACTCATCTAGCATTTCATTCACTGCTTGTTTTACTCCAGGAAACCAATCAGTTCCTTCATTATAATAATCATGTCCAGCAAGAATACCTCCTGATTTTATTTTAGGCAACCATGCTTTAATATCTTTTTTAATATCTTCATATTCATGAGATGCATCAAGAAAAACAAAATCTAAAGAATTGTCTTTAAATTTTTTACATGCATCTAAGGAAGAAATTTTTAATGGGAAATAATATTCTTCTACTGGTTTCATATTATCTAAGAAAATATTATAGAGTTGAGGTAATTCTTTCATGTCTTCATGTTCAACACTTCCTTCCCAAGTATCAATACAATAGAACTCAATATTTTTATTTGAATTTGCAATTTCCACTGACATATAGGCAGCAGATTTTCCTTTCCAAGAACCAACTTCAACAAATATACTTCCAGAAGAAAAATTCTTTACAATATTAGAATATAAAATTGGATAACTAAACCAATTCTCCCCAAATTGCGATTGATCGTAAATGTGTTTTTTCATTTCCAAATCTGTCAATTATTAGGTTTCGAAGGAATTACAGGACTACGAGTTTCATTCTTAATGACGATAAATGCATCTTTCTGATAGGTTACACTACCATAAGGTTTAGACCACTTTGGATTTGATGTAGAAACAGTTTTGGTTCCAGTTGCTGCCACACCACCGACTTGTACCACAATCTCATCCGTTGGTTCCCATCCAAGTTCTGCGATGAGTTCGTTAATCTTTTCTATCATTTTGCTTTTGAGTTCTTTCAGTATTATAGACCATTTTCATCGGTCTGTAAAGGTTGGTAAGAATCTCTGCGAACTTATTATCAATACTTTTCCAAACAATATACACCATTCTTTTCAGTAATCGCAGAGCAAGTATCACACCAATCTCCACAACACATATACATCACCTTACCAAAGTTACGAATATTTCCAGAATGTATGTGCCCGCAAATTACACCAGAATATTTCTTATCTCTTTGAGTACAATAAGAAGCAATATCGGTCTCATATTGATTGATATAATTCTTACCACGCACACTATTCTTCAGGGCATAAACCAAAGAGAACCGAAAGAACCTTTCCAACCAAATACTCAAAGGTGTGATAAGTTCATATCCTTTATTGAACATCAATTGCTTCCAAGACCCAGAAGAGTACTCCGAATACTTATCTCCGTGAATACAAAGAAACTTATTTCCCTTTGAGTCCTTATGAATATACTCTTCTACCATCTTAAAGTTCTTGTGTTCAAAGTCAGTATAACGACGAATCATTCCTTCGTGATTACCCAGAATATAAACAATCTCGGTTCCTTTCTTTGCGAGATTGAGAATTTGATGAACGCATTCGGTATGTTCTTTGGTCCAACGAGTGTTATATCTTTCCATACAATGAATATCAATAACATCACCAACTAAAACTAATTTCTTAGTCTTAATTTCTTTTAGAAACTTGAGAAACTTTTCAGTATTGCATCTTGGAGTTCCTAAATGAACATCGGATATAAAAACCGTATCGTAAGTCATAAAGAGTTATGGTTTTATCTTATGTATTATATCAGAGACATTATGAAAAGGAAGACTCCGAATGCTATGAATGCTGCGAGGATTGTGAACATTTAAACCCAACCACCAGTTCCTTTTGGTTTTATTGGTCCCCCTGTTGTTGATTTTGGTGTTGGTTTAGCAAGATTTGTTCCGAGTGGTTTTGGAGAAATAGATTTGTTAGTGTAGTTGGGCAACTGTGGATTTGATTGTGGTACTGTTCCTGGCATCCTATCTTTAGTTCCCGAACCTGCACCTAGTACTGGACCTTGGTAGTTTGGATTATCTGCTGGGCGAGGTTTTTGTTTGTCTTGGCCTGGTCTATTTCTTCCTGCCTCAACTCTACCTCGATATGTTGATTGATTTATTGGTGTGGTAGGAACTCCAGATGTATTCCCTTTGGGTCTTGCCATATCACTAGTATTTTTTGCCCGCAAAGAACCTAAAGTCGTTGCACTGGTTGGTCGTTCAGAAGGAATACTAGGTTTTCCTGCTCGACTAAATGCTTGGGATAAAGATAATTGTTCTTGGAATTGCTTAAAAGTTTTCATCAATCAATATCCTCTCCAACTTTGATTTGGTTTTACGTATTTAGTACTATTTTGATTGTCTCTTGTAGGCATCAATCCACTATGCCCCTTTTGATTAGCTCTTTGATTAACTGCTCTAGGTGATGGTTCGACAGACTTATCTCCTACAGTATTATTTTTAGTTACTGCAGCATTATATCTATTTCTTTCAGCATCAGTTGGTCCAGATCTATCACCCATCTCTGCCTCTGCACCCTTTGATCCAGACCCATGTGCATCAAATGGTCTTGGTCCACTTTGTACTCTTCCTGGGGTATTTCTAGTGAAAGTACCGGGGATTGGTGTACTTACAGTTTTAGATCCAATTCCAGTTCCTAAAAATCCCGGTGTTTTTGTTTGCTTGACTTGAACAGCACCAGCCACACCACCTTTTGCTGCAAGAACTGTTGCCTCAACAATACTCTCTCTCCACTCTTCACTCATATTCGCCATAATTACCAGAGCACTCTCATTCGTATCAGCATAACCTTCGGCAATCAGGTGCTCAAGGATTACATCAAACATATCATATTCATAATCTTGCTTCAATAAACCACCAACAGTTTCTTTTGCTTTATCATACATTTGCTGACCTCGTTGGGTTCCTCTATTTCTACCAACTGCTCCACCAATATCACCCAAAACTGGAAGATTTCCCATTCTCTCTCTTCCTTGTCTTGCTCCAATCTCTCCACCAACTCTGCCCGCAACATCTCTTAAAGTAGAATCAACTTTCCCCAAAACTCCACCACTTGGTTTTGGTGCTTGTGCTACTGGTCCTGGTGTTGGAGTCTTTACAGGTCCACCAGGAGTACTAACTGGACCACCAGGAGTTCTTACAGTCCCACCAGTTGTTGGTTTAGGTGCTCTTGCTCTTGCAAGATTTGCAGCAATCATCTCATCTCTCCCAGTTGCTTCATAAACACTAGAATATGCTTCTTGAAGATTGTAAAGGTCTTGGGAATTCATCTTACAAATACGTTTTAGTTATTTATAAACAGGAACACTCCGAAGAGTTGGAAGAATGTGAGAATTATAAGCATAAAAAAAGGAGTTCTTGTGGAACTCCCTTATTTATTTTAAAGTACTTCCATTCTTTCTATTGTAAAATGGTGTTGGTTTATTTTATCCAGCATATTTACTTTAGAGATATAAAAAATATCTCCAGGTTCTCCTTTAAGTTCATCCAGTTGTTCTTGAATACCCTGCATATTTGCATACTTAGAAGTTGGGTTATAGTCCTCTGGATAACTTGCAAAGGCATCTTCCAGAGTTTTGATTTGTTCGGTTGTAAGTTGTTTCATAATTCTCCAATGTAAATTCCTTTAGTTTTTAACCATTTTATTGCTTCTCCAATATCACCATTGGAGTTTTTAAGTGCTCTCATACAATCAATCCTATTTACCTCAGTTTCCCATACAAGTCTCTTTAATAGTTGTGCTGCAATTGTAGTCATAATATCATTGATGTTTTTGTAGGTATTTAATCATTTCTTCCAATACATTAGAATTTTCACCAACATATCCCATAGTTCTATTACATACATTACAAAGCAATCCACGAACTTTTTCAGTTTTATGGTCATGGTCAACATAAAAAACATCAACTGCACCACCTCTACCAGACTTTCTTCCCCCCGGTTCAGTAGTTCCACAAATAGCACATTTACCATTTTGATTATCTAAAAGATTGTTATATTCATTTAACCCAATACCATAAAGTCTTTTTAAATTCTCATCCCTCTTTTTTATGGGGTCATAATTTTTTTGTTGCTTTTTAATATAACAAGATTTACATTTTCCGTGATGACCATAAGGTTCACCATTTCTTACAGTTTGATAAAATTCTGTAAGTGGTTTTGGTTGATTGCAGATTTTACAGGTTTTCATAGTTCTTTTAGTTGGTTGAAGTTATTATAGCATAACTTCAACTATTTAGCAAATAAAAAAGGAACCCCGAAGAGTTCCTTAAAATTATATCAACCGATTGACGGTGCTTTGAGTGCAACTTCTTGAGTAGAAGTAGCAGCAAGGTCTAAAGGAAAATTATGTGCATTTCTTTCATGCATCACTTCCATACCGAGTCCGGCAGAAGTTAAAATGTCCGCCCAAGTTTTAACAACATGACCCCGATTATCCAGAATACTCTGGTTAAAATTCATCCCGTTCAAGTTAAAAGCCATGGTGCTAACACCTAGAGCAGTAAACCAGATGCCCACAACAGGCCAAGCAGCAAGGAAGAAGTGCAGTGAACGTGAGTTATTAAAGGACGCATATTGGAAAATAAGACGACCAAAATAACCATGAGCAGCAACGATGTTGTATGTCTCTTCTTCTTGTCCGAACTTATATCCATAGTTCTGACTTTCGGTTTCTGTGGTCTCACGAACCAATGATGAGGTTACGAGGGAACCCCTATTGTACCTTATTTTCATAAGGAGTGGACTATATCATCAACCTATTTGTATTAGGTTGTCGGGCACTTAAACCTGTTATTAAGGGGACTAAACCCCTCAGGTAGTCTCTGAACCTTCCTTAGATGTATCTAAGGCTTGGATGCTGATTGCCGTATCCATAAAGGACTTAGGGTTCCAGCAGTTCACCCGATTTTCACTTTCTGATTACTCAGAAAGGGCACAGTTCCCTATGCATTGCTGAGAATAACGAACCACCGAAAACTCCCGCTACGCCCGCCATATGGAACGGATGCATAAGGATGTTGTGTTCTGCTTGGAAAACCAACCTATTAAGCAGAACTGGAACCTATGTTTCCATAGGGATTGGACTATATCATCAACCTTTTACTTTCTCCCATCTGATTTTTGCCGCCTTACTTTGTTGTTCTTTGCGAGTTTCAGAAAGAACTAATCTTCTTTCTTGTATAACTTTAAGACATTCATGTATTCTTTGAGTTCTTCTACTACCCATATAAGGTAATATTTGTAAGAGAACTTTTTCTACTTCATCTCTTTTAGTGAGACTTATAGCATAAATGGTTTTTCTTTCAGTTGTCTTCGCTTTTTCATTTATTGGAACATTATTAAGAAGTTTTGCTGCCTTTTCAACAACATCCTTATCAGTCATAGAAAGTCTAATAACTATTTGAGTTGGATGATGATGTCTAGGTTTAGTTATCTGAAAATAACCTTCTCCTTCCAATAAACCTGCTAACCAGGCGGCGTCAATATCAGTCATTTGTTTATCCTCAACTTATATTATTATTTATACATCTACCTATTTCTAGGTGGTGTTGTTGGATAAACATTATATCATAAAAGGTTGTCGGGCGCTAGTGTCGTATTACATTCCACGCTTGGAAAACCGACTAGTCTCTGAACCTTACACAGAAGT